ACAACCTAGCGATTAGCTACGGTGTATCACCATCTCAATTTAGAATGACTAGCCAAGCATCATCTGGCTTTGCTTTACAAATGGAGAATCTAAAGTTAGACCGATTCACATTAGAGCAGCAATCAGACTTTAAAGTTTATGAAAAAGAGTTGTTCGCATTGATTGGTCAAGTGAGCCAATATTACGGTAGTGATATTACTGGTGATATGACTATTGACTTTAAAGAACCTAACTATCCAGCTTCACAATCTGAGCAATTAGACATTGATGTTAAAGCTATTGACTTAGGTCTAACATCTCCGCACAAAGTATTAATGCGTAACAATCCAGACTTAACAGAAGCAGATGCTAGAGTTGATGTTGATGATAATATTAATGCTCGTAACGATATGCTTAACAAGGTTAAAACTGGTGGCTCATTGACTGATACTATGACTGCGCTAGGTCTTAATGCCAACACTTGATGCAATATACAATCAATCCCAATCAGAGGTTGATGCGTTTGTATCACAGTTTGATGGTGAGATTGAAAAGGTGTTTGAGCGAGTTAGACGAATCGCACAAGCTAATCTTGCTGGATTAGGCCAAGACGATATACTTCAATATGAGTTTATCTGGCGTGAGTCTTTAAAAGAAGCTGGTTATTACACGTTAGTTAATGATTTAATTGATACACAGTTTGATTCTATTTACTCTGGAACTATCAAAGCGTTTGATGCTGGTGGATTAAAGACAGCGTTCACAGTACAAGATGCTCAAAAGATTCAGATATTAAAACAGATGAAGCGTGATTTCTTTATACGCCTTGCTGATGATGTTGGACTGAGTGTTAAGCGTGAATTATATAAGTACGCTATATCAGATGCTTCACTTGATACAATGACTGCTGGTATTGCTCAAACATTAGAGGGTTCAAACCTTGCCAAGTATTCAAAGACTTATGCTAGAACAGCAATCAAAGACTTTCAACAAGAAGTGATTGATTTGCGTGGTGCTGATATTGAAGATGGTGTTTGGGTTTATGTGGGCGTTAGTGATGGTCGCACAAGAGATTTTTGCCGACACGTATTGAAACGCAATAGGTTCTATGATGATAGTGATAAGAACCGCATAGAAAACGACCAAGATAGGGCATACAACTGCCGTCATAGGTTCTATAAGATGAGTAAAGAGGAAGCGGAAGATAGTGGGTATAAAAGTAACTAAAACCCCAAACTGGGGCAAATATAAGAAGCGGTTGAAAAAGACCAATGAAGCCTTATATTCGGTTTCTGAAAGTATTATCGTTGGAATTATTAAGCGTACTCAATCTGGTAAAGATAAAAACAAGAAAGGCTTTAAGGGTTATTCAAAAGAATATGGCAAGACTGGGACTGTAAATTTAACTGAAACTGGCACTATGCTTCACGGCATTGATCGTAAGAAAATTACATCTGGTGTTAAGTTATACTTCTCAAATGCTAATGAAGCAAGAAAAGCATACGGCAATCAGATAAAATATGGGCGTAAGTTCTTTGGCTTAGATAAAGGACAGAAAGAATTAATAAAACGCAAACTTGGTAAATATATTGTAAAAACAAAGAGTTAGTGTTATTATTAGAACAACTTTTTATATATAAGAGGTAAATGTTATGGCTGACGAGCAAAAAACGGCAGAAGTCGAAACTCCTAAGACAGAAAATGAGGTGGTTATATCACAATCAAAGCTTGATGCGTTAATTGATAAAGGTTTTAGTAAAGGTGCAAACCGTGCTAAGTCTGAGTTAGCTGAATCATTAGGTGTTGATAGTATTGAACAAGCACAAGAGTTAATTAATGCGAAGCGAGAAACAGATGAAGCCAATAAGTCCGACTTGGATAAGGCAGCAGAGTTAATCAATACGCTTAATGGAACGATTAAAGGCTTGGAAGCTAATAACAATGAGATTAAAGCCGATATGGCAGTTCAAAAGGTTGTTAGCGAAAACGGTATCAAAGATGCTGATTACTTCAAACATTTGTTAGCGACTGCGAGTGCTAGTGAGGGTTTTGAGCAAGATGCGTTTATTGAACAACTAAAAGGTGATAAACCTTACTTATTTTCTGGTGGTGAAGTAACTCAACCAAAGAGAGTAGATGCGACTTCAAACCGAGCATCATTAGATGTAGGTGAACGGATTAAATCTACCAAAACTATGGCTGAGATATACGCACTCCAGAATGAATTATAATTAATATTCTTTAGGAGAATAAAATGGCTGTAAATACAAAAAGTGTACTATCGGATTCGGTAGTTGATTTAATGAACCAAGCGGTTATCGTTTCTGGTAACTCTTACAACAAGATTGATGCTTACGCTACAATCAGACAAGATGATATGGCAAACTCTATTGCGTTTACTGTATTCTCAAGAATGGCTGCGGCAACTACTCCATTAACTGATGGAACTGAGGCTTCTTCGACTACTATGACTGATACTAAGGTTCAGCTTACTATGGCTGAATACGGTGCTGTTATCACTTCAACTAGCTTGGCTAATATTGCTACTGCTGGTAAAGCTGACTTAGCATCTGCTGAATTAGTTGGTGTAAACCTTGGTGAAACAACCGACAAGTTAGGTCTTGCTGCTCTTGAAGCTGGTACAAGCACAACTGCCGCCGCTACTTCTGGTACTTTAGTTGCTGCTGATTTACGTGGTAGATATACTGCTCTAGCTAATAATGGTATTGCTAAGTTCCCAGATGGTCGTTACGTTGCGTTTATTAATCCATCACAAGTATCTGACATTAAAGGTGATTACATCACTATTGCTCAAAATACAGACATTGGTCAAGCGACTTCTGGTGTTGTTGGTGCTTTAGAGGGTTTCACTATCGTGGAAGATTCTAACGTTACTGCTGGTAAAGTTGTTTGTTTCGGTATGAACGCACTAGGTAAAGCTGTTGCTATGAGTCCTAAGCTTGTTATTGCTGAAGGTAATGATAATTTAAAAAGAAAAATCAACGTAGGTTGGCATGGAATTTTGAAGTATGGTGTAATTGACCAGAACGCATTAGAAGTAATTACTTCAGCGTAATCATGAGCAAGGTAGCTAAAAAGGCAGTAGCTAAAAAGGCTACTAAGCATCAATTGAAAGCATTGATTAATGGTTCTCACGGCATTGATGGCGGTATCTACACCTATAAGGTTGGTGATATCGTTACTTTATCTAAAAAATCACACTACGATTCTATGAAAGAATTAGTAGATAGATTTAGCGAGGTATAACAATGGCTTGGGTGCTTAAAAATGCAGACATCATTGCGGCACTACCAATACTAGCTGACCACTATGAAAAGGCTGATTCTGGCTCAACTACAACACTTGTTTCTGGTCGTTTAACTGACCTTGTACAAGCAGAGATAGTTGGTGCTACTATTGGCTTTATTACTGGTGATAACGCTGGTGTTGATGCGACTGTTACTTCATACACTGATTCAACTGGTACATTCGGTTTCGGTGCGGTATCTAATGCGGTGGATTCATCTACTGGGTTTGGTATCGTTTATCTTGATTACACAACTTATATTGATCGTGCTTATGACATTATCAAGAACGAATTGCGTAATAGAGGGTTAGACATTGATTTATTCTTAACAACTGCTCAAGTGAAAGAACTTCATTTGACCAAGTGCTTAGAGTTAATCTGTATGGCTAAACGACAAGATGCTGATACTGATGATATTTATCACGAATCTTACTTAGTCTTTAAGGAAAACTACGAAAGTGAGTTGACCACGTTAAAGGCTGATTACGATACTGATGAAGATGGTACGATTGAAGAAGCTGAGAAGAAACAGTCTAATCAAGTGGTATTGACAAAATGATTAGTCTGCTTAAATCAAAAGGCTATAAATTGACAAAGAATGACACGCTTAACAACCGTGAATTCCGAGAGTCTATCAAGGCTTATAGCATTAATGAAGAACGTTCAACATTTGCCGAACAAGTGTATGACCATTTAGAAGAATACGAATTGTATTTAGATGAAAGGTTATATACCGACAAAAAGATGAAAGCTATTCTTGATGCTACAAGAGGTGAGGGAATTGAGGAAGCGGTTGTTGCTGTTGAACAGCAAGAGCGTGGTTATTTGATTACATTTACAACAACTAAAATAGGAGTTACATAATGGCTATTAAAGGATATTCGGGTAGTGTAACGGTTGAAACTGGTGCTATGGGCAACGCTAAGTCGTGGTCTTTAGACATTTCACAAGAAACTGTTGATACTACAAACTTTGGTTCATCTGGCTGGAAAGAATCCACAGCAACTTTAAACGGTTGGTCTGGTTCTATTACGGCTATCTTTGATGCTTCTGGCACAGCAGAGGGTGCGTTACAAACTGGCTTAACTGGCGGTTCAAGCGTTACTTTAGACTTACAAATGGGCGGTGGTACTGGCTCATACGATAAGTATTCTGGTGAAGCAATCATTACGAGTCAAAGCGTTACAAATGATGTGAACGGTATTGTAGAAGTTACCTTTAATTTTGAGGGAACTGCGGCATTAACAATCGCATAATTTTAAGGGGATTAAGTTCCCCTTTTTTTTATTTATAAACTATGAATAAATTATTAAAAGCATTAGAAAAAGAAAGCACAGATATTCGTTCGGCTGATATGGTAGTTGGTGGTAAGGTTCATCAAATCTATTACCGTATTATGTCTGGTGATGACCACGCAAGAGCGTTAGAGTTATCTAAAAAGACGAAAACAATTAAGGAAGCAGATGGTTCGACTACTGACTTAACGTACTATGATGACGATTTACTGCGTTGCCATATTATCTACTTTCAACTACTCAATAAAGAGGGTGAACGTGTTTTTAACAATTTAACCAAGGTTAAGTGGATTAAAGATAATATTACTTATGAAACAGCCAGTTACTTGGCTGCTATTATGGGTCTTAAATCTGTATCTGATATTGTTGAAGAACAACAAGAAGTATTAAAAAAGATGAATGGCTAAAGGCTAAGGCATTTCTTGCCTTTGAACTTCATAAGACCATATCCGAAATTAACTCATTGCCAATGTCTGAAATTGGTACACTATTGGCATACAAGATTGATGCTAACAAAGAGGTAGATAATGGCAACTGAAAAGATTGAAATTGAGATTATTGCTAAAGGCAAACCAGCTGAGAAAGCAATTAAAGGCGTTGAAACCAAAACCAAAGACTTAGGCAAAACATCTAAAAAAACGGGTAAAGATACTGACGGTATGCTTACCAAGATGAAAGCGGGTTGGATTGCTGTTGGTGCGGCTATGGCTTTATCAGTTAATAAGGCGGCAACATTTGAACGTGCTTCAATTGGCTTAACACAAGCACAAAAAGACTGGGCAAAAGAAACAGCATTAGCAACTGACATTCAAGCAGAACAAGTTGCTGGATTCTTAAAGTCTGCTAAAACTGCTGGACTATCTGAAGATTCAATGAAAGCGTTGGCTAAACAAGCCATTGCTCTTGGTTATGCGTTCCCACATGAAGATGCTGAAACATTGCACGATAACTTGGTAATGCTTAACTCTACTGGCGAAGCACAAGGTTTTGTAGTTGATATACTTGAACAACAATATGCCAAGATGGGTGTTCAGTTTGATAATATTGATTTAAAAGCGGTTTCTCTTGAAGAAAAACTAAAACTTGTGAACAATGTTGTTGCTGAATCGCAATCCCAGATGGACTCATCTACATTTAAAGAATATCAAGAAACGCTTGGCGCTATGGATAATGCGGCTTCATCTCTTGGTGATACAATTGTAACTTTAGCAACTGAATCTGGTGCTTTAGGATTATTCAATAAGATGCTTGGTGCTTCTGATCTGTTATTAAAACGCTTACATTTAGGCGTATTAGGATTGTCTGGAATCTTTAATGAAACCAATGAAGAACGTAAAAGATGGCTTGAATTAGGTATTAGTGTTCTTGAGCAAGATGAAAAATTATACGGCTCTGATAATAAAAAGAAAATCTTTGAGTATAAAAAAGAGTTAATAGGAATTAACGAAGAATTAGGAAAGATAAAGAGTAATAAATTAACGATAGATATTGTTGGTGGTACAGATACAAGTAATTTCTTATCTGATTTGAAATTTAAAATCCAAGAAATGGGTATTGATTTAGAATCATTTGGTGCTGGTTGGAGAGAAGCAACTGGTACTGTTAAATCATCTGCTGAACAATGGAAGTCTGCTGGTAAGAGTGCTGCCAATGCTATTGGTGATTATTTAACCAATATGGTAATGGGTGCTAAAACTTCGTTTAGTGATTTGACTAAATTTATTGTTGCTCAATTGTTAAAAATGGCAATTATGCAAAGGGTTGTTACCCCATTAGGTAGTTTTTTTGGGTTATCTTCACATACTGGCACATCAGAAGTTAAACATACTGGTGGTGCTATTGGTAGGGCATCTGTTCCATCATTCCACAACGGTCTTAAATCAGATGAACGTATGGCTAAATTACAAGTGGGCGAAGCGGTAGTTAATCGTATGGGTGCTTCAAGAAATCCACAAGTAATTGATGCTATGAACGCTGGTATGCCTATCGGTGGTGGTGGCAATGTAACCCAAGCCGAAATTAACTTTAATGTTCAAGCAATTGATGCTGCTTCATTTAACAATTATCTGGTTGGTAATAAGCACGTTATTGAGGGCATTATCAATCGTTCATTACAAACTAATGGCACAGTTAGACAAACGATTAAACAAGTAGTCTAATGAATAATCTTACAACAAGCCTACTGGTTAAGAACCATCATTACCAGATAGAGGAATGGTCTAAGCAAGGCAACCCAATTCCGTTTGATTCTGGAACTGAACAAAGGATTGTAACTTCATCTATTCCATCAATTGAAATGACTATTTCATATCGTGGATTAACCTTTGGTGATTATGAATTATTACGCTCTGCTTATGAGAATAACAACTCAAGCACATTCATTCTTGATTTAGATGATGAAGCATCTATTACTCAATATGTTGATAATGATTATTTAGAGAATCAGTCTGACTATATCTTGAATCAAATATCACGTATTGATATGCGACCAGAGTTAATGGGGTTAAATTCTGCTGTTTGGGTGTTTAAAGATTATCAGTTTAAGATTAACGCAGCGGATATGTTGTATTCTGGAAAGATTACATTGGTTACTTCGGTATTCTTTAACTACTCTGAGTATCAAAGCCAGTTCGCTCAAACAAGTAGTTACACACGTTCAGCATCATCTGACGATAGTTTTTTGAATGTATTAACAACTGCTCAACCTTATTCAGCAGATTTAAAGTATTTCAATAATGCGATATTCTCAAACATTGGTCAGTCAGCAAGACACGCCAGAAACAAGGGTGGATTGAAACGTGCTTGGACTCTTAATTGGTTATTGAATGAAAGTAACTTTTTAACGTTATTAACTTTCTATCGTAAGAACTCTGGAATTATGGGTGAGTTTGGTATGCCAGAATTTGGCACATCTGTTACAGTTGATTTGCCTTATATGGATACTGACTATATTGTTAGCCAGAATGATTACGTTACAAGAGCGGCAACTGATGCTGTATCAAATGCCAGATTCAATAAGGATTCATTCCAATATCAAAAGCGTGTTGATGGTTTATATCAATGTCGTGCTGATATATTAGAGGTTAAATTATGAAAACCATAACTAATAATTCTCGTAGTGATAGGCAATTAGCAATATTACATTTGTTTGAATTTGATATGTATAACTTAGATGGTACATTTCAAGAAACATTAAGGTTCACAGATCACGATATATTCGTTGATTACAACCTTAACGATTACACGCCTTTGGCTATTACCTTTGATAAATTGAGTGAAGATTTTTCAATGAGTGCTGATACGATCAATATCACAATTGACAATGTGAATAGTGCTTTATCTAATGAAGCGTTAGCATCTGAATGGCGTAATAATAGAGCATCAATTACACGAGTTGCTTATACACCACCAGCAGAGGTTATTGCTGATGATACTTATGATTACGGTATTGGTGATAATTTAAGCACATACCCAGAATTAGACTTAGATGTTATTACTGATAAAGATGTTTGGGTATTGTTTGGTGGCATTATTGATACTTTTAGTGCTTCTGAGCAAGTATTAAGTGCTTCAATTACAACTCATTTTGCTAATTGGTCTAAAGCATACCCATCAAGGACTTATAATCAGAATGAATTTACATCAATTGTAGATGCTATTAATGACGTTATATACTGGGGCAGACAAAACACGTAATGGTTAATTGTTTCACAGTAGTAATTAAGTATTTAAACGTGCGTTATGCCTTGCCAAATGGCTGGGGTGATTACACGCTTGATGTTGATAATATGGATTTATATGTAAAAGATGAAAAGAGGTTCTTAGCGAAAAGACAACATATCGGTTTCTTTAGAAGTTTTTGCCGTGTAGTGAAAGATGCTAAAAAAGACGATATAGTGCTTACACGTAAATCAGTTGGTGTTGCTATAAATAGATTCACTTACTGGGTGTATAACGAAGATTTGGAACGTGTAGAGCATAAGACATTGAATAAGGATTGCTTAATTATGAGGATTAACAATGGGAAGTAAGGTTAAAGCGATTGTAGGTATTGCGGCTGCTATATTTGCACCACAAATTGCTGGTTATATGTTGACTGGTTCTTTTGCGGCAGCGACTGGTTTCGCAGCAATGGCATTGACTGCTGGTGTTACATTAGTGGCAGCATCAATTGCTGGTTCAGCCTTTACGCCAGATGCCCCAGATATTGGTGATTTAGGTGGTGTAGATTCTCACGCTGGTGTTAAATTACAAACACAGAAGTCTAACACTAACGCAGTTCCAATTGTATATGGTAAACACCGTATTGCTGGAAACATTATCTACCAAACAACTAATGATTCTATTAATGGTGATGATGCTTCTAAAGGTTATAACCGTGATTACTGGGCGATTATTGCTATTGCTGGACACGATATTAATACGATCAATAAGATATATGGTGGCGATGAGGAATTAACTTCTCTTGGTTCTAACAAATACGAGAGTTATGGTGCGCAAGTTAAATGGTATGATGCTTCAACAACAGCAACAGACCTTGATACAGTTAATTTTGTAACTGATACTTCTGGCTCTGAATCAACTGGTTCAACACTTGGTCTTGATAATATTACTATTCCAGCAGATGTTGCTTATTTAGCAGTTCACCAGATATATGATGGTCAGCAGAATAAGAACACTCAATTAGTTAATATCTTGATTGAGATGGAGGGCAAAGAGATTAGAACGATTACTGATGCTTCAACAATTAGCACATCAACGACTTATTCAACTAACCCAGCAGAGATTGTATTAGATTTGCTTGGTGATGGTTTGGCTATTCCAGATGCTGATATTGATATTGCTTCATTCTATGATGTTAAAACTAAATGTAATACTAACGCTTGGACTTGTAATCTTGCTTTAATCCAACAAGCCAACATTCAATCAACTATTCAAGATGTATTGGCAACTTGTCGTGGTCAGATCGTTCACTCTGAAAACAAATGGAAGTTAAAAATTGATGCTAAATCACAGACTTCAGTTGCTACATTGACTGATGCTGACATTATTAATAACACGCTTAATATGTCAATGAAAGGCAACCGTGAGATTGCTAACAAGATTATTGTTAAATACATCAACCCAACAGATGAATGGTTATCTGCTCAAGTAGTTAAAGAAAGCAGCGACTTACAAACGCTTGATGGTCAAACGGTAGAGAAAGTATTAGATATTAAAGGTATTACTAATGCTACTCAAGCGGGTGAATTAGCAGAAATCACTTTGAACACAATGCGTTATACCGAAGATGCTTCGGGCAATCGTTTAAAACAAACACCTTTAGCAATCTCATTTGCTACATCTATTAAACACGCTAACCTTGAAGTGGGCGATATTGTATCAATTGACCACGATCTATTAGACAGAACACGTAAGTTTATGATTCTTTCATTAGAAACAGATCAGAGTGGTTTGATTCAGATAACTGCTCGTGAGTACGCAGAAACCCATTATAAGGATAGTAGTGGAGTTTATTTAATATGATACAATATCAACAAAATATATAGGAGTATAGAAATATGGCAACCATAGTAACAAGGAGTGGTAAAGGCTCGGCATTAACCCATACTGAAATGGACGCTAACTTTACTAATATCAATACAGAATTAGGTACTGCTGGTGGTGATTTTAGCAATGGCGGTGATACTGCTACTGCTGATAGAACGATTGGTAATAATGATAACTATGATTTAGGCATTGAAACCAACGGTTCTACAAGAATTCACGTTGAGGGTGGTGGTAATGTTATTATTGGCAAAACAGCATCTACCACTACTTTAAGCACATACGCATTAGAAGTATATGGTGCTGACCCAGCCGTTTTTGGAGTTACTGGTACTGTAAATGGAATTGGTACTAAAGTTGGTATTGAATTTAATCAGAAAACTGATACAAGTGATACACGTTATGGTGGTGCTATTAAATCAGTTGCATCAAACTCTTATACTGCTGGTACTGGTGTTACTTATGATGCTGATTTGGCTCTTTATTCGGCAGCAGATGGTGTAAATAATGAGCGTCTGCGTATTACATCAGACGGCAGAGGATTATCACAGTTTACTGCTAAGGCTTGGGTGAACTTTAATGGTACTGGTACAGTGGCTATTAGAGATAGTCATAATGTGTCGAGTATTACTGATAACGGTACAGCAGATTACACTACTAATTTTAGCAATGCTATGTCTAACAGTAATTACGTTTATAGTAGCACCGCTGATTCTACGAGTGGTTTACCTATTGGAGTAGCAAATCCTATTGCCACAACAACGAGTCTACAACAGGCCCACCACAGGACTAGTGATAATGCTGCCATTGATTGTAATATAGTAGTTGTAACAGTATTCGGAGATTAATATGAAAAGAATTATTTATCAAACAACACAAGGTGTAGCAGTAATTATCCCATCAGCAGATGTTAATGACTGTATTAAAGATGTGCCAACTGGTGCTAAATACAAGATTGTAGATACATCAGAAGTGCCAAGCGATAGAGCCTTTAGAAACGCTTGGGAAGTATCACCAGACTCAACTTGGAGTACAAAATGATTACTATTAATATAGACAAAGCCAAAGACATTACTAAAGACCGTCTTAGAGCAGAGCGTAAGCCTTTACTTGAAGCACAAGACATCGCTTTCTCACGAGCATTAGAAGATGGTTCTGATACTGCTGATATTGTTACTGAAAAGACAAGACTACGTGATATTACAGACCAAGTAGACACTATGACTACTGTTGATGAACTGAAGTTAGCTTCTATTTAAGGATTATGTATGGAATTATCAGACATCTTTCTAACACTAGTAGGCGTTATCATAGCAATGCTAGGTTGGTTTATGAGCAGACTAGCTGACACAGTAAACAAGTTAGAGCAAAATATTAATAGCTGTCAGACTCATATGCCGCTTAATTACGTCTTAAAAGAAGATTACAAGACTGATATGG